GTAACGAAAAGCCCCGTCCTCCACATAAAAAGGACGGGGCTACCGTAACGAAACAAGGAATCAAATAGGACATAAACCGATCCCGCTGCGGATTACTCCAACAGCTTACCTTGTTATTTCAGTGAGAACAAGGAAGCAAACTCACTGATAAGTATTATACACTATGGGTTCTTATAATTGATAAGTAAATCTTTTAGGTTGCGCTTCTCATCCTGGAGTTCCTTTCGCTGATCAATCATACGATCAATGCGGTAGGATAGAAGCCGGGATTCCTGACGAATCATATCGATCTGAGTCTGGATTCTTTCGATGTTTTCTTCGGTGTCTTGCATACTCTGAACTTGTGCGGAAGCCTCCTCCTTGTCAACAAATAACTCGGGAAAATTTAACCCTTCTAATGGATAATTTAACGCCTCGTAGCAGAAGGTATCACGGGCGATAGCGGCCTCCTTCTCGTCATCAAAGTAGCCCAGTTCGTACCGCCTCCTGCTCTTGCCTTTACCTACATCAATTGTGACTCGGCATTTTTTCTTGCCAGCTGGCCAGCGCACCCCCCGATACTTAGAATTACCTGTTATCTTTCGTGATCCCCTAAGATTCTGAGAGTGTGTGACATACCGCAAGTTGGATGGTGCATTATTTGAACTATCTCCATTGATATGATCAATGTCGTAGTTGTCCGGTCTAGGTCCAAGGAAGGCTCTTGCGATTAATCCGTGAACGCTAAGGACTTTCAATCCTACGCCCAAGCTCCGATACCCCTTTCCATCATCATAGCCGAATGATCTTCCTCGACTGGAACGTCCGTGCCTCTCTACACTTCCGTCCGAGTAACAGGTTACTCTTATTCCGTTTACGCTTATATCCTTTGATGTTTCTGTAGCTATCATAGTTCTTGTGTATTGATGGTGTGTGCGCTGCGATTGTATAGGTAACCGGTACGCTTGGTTATTATTTGTACTGCTTCAAAGTCCGTAGTCCAAGGCATCTCACGATCCTCGAACCCGAAGTCATAGTCATCCCGAATTAGCTTAGAGATATTCCAGACATACAGAAGATGTTGGTATCCATTAACATAGATGAAATCCTTCTTTACTGATTCAGCGATACCGATATTGGTATCAAGCTTTAGCTGCTCAATAATCCAGGGATCGTATGCCTTCCGGCGTACCTTGATCTCCACTAAGTAGTCAATGCTCTCGTAATCAAAAGGACTGAACTCGTCCTCGGCCTTTATCAGCTTATTCATCTTAGGAAAAGCCAACATTATATTTTGTGCTACTTGTTCTTCTGTCATTATCCGAACCTCCCTGTGCAGTGATAGAATTTAAACGTACCTCCGATGTCGCGCTCACCTTCACGGTTCTTAGCTATCTCGTAGGTTAGACTGGTATAACCCCCACGGGCATCTTGACTCTTTGACGAATCAACATCTCCGTTTGATGGGTACATAAGCAGAACAACGTCGGCATCATTCTCGATGTCCCCGGAATCCTTTAGGTCATACAGTTTGAGTCGGCCATTCTTGGCTCCCTCTCGGTTGACCTGTGCTAGTAGGATAATGGCGATATTGAGATCAATAGCCATCTGCTTAATTTTGTGAGAGATACTGGCGATGCCCTCGGCCTTACCCATCTTGGAAGAAAAAGGTATAAGCTGTAAGTAATCAATGACCAGTAGCTTTACTCCGTGCTTGTTGACGAACTGTCGTGTCTGGCTGTATAGATCATCGGCACTCTTGACTGAGTGCGAGGTGTACACAGGCATTGTCTTTAGATTAGAGATAGTCTCGTGAACCCGCTTGACCTGTTCCGGCTGGGCTACGTTGTCCTCCACGCTGCGCAGGTTAACGCCGGAGATAACTTGCGTCAGTCGCTTAGTAAGCTGCTTCTGTGGCATCTCCAAGGAGAAGACTCCACAAGCGTGACCATCCTTTGCTACAGCCTGGGATACAATGTACAGGGCCAGTGCTGACTTACCACAGGAGGTAGGTGCAGCTACAGTCATTACTTCACCAGCGGCTATGCCCCGATTGCCAAGCTCACTATCCAAGTTATTGGTATGCGTCTTAACAACGTCAGGTACGTAATCACCTGCTTGCATCCTAGCGATGTCCTCCAGTAGCTCGTCAGCGGACGAACCGATCCCGGTTTTATCTTGGCTGAATAAAGGACGTGCAGTAATCTCGGACTCAAGGGTGCTACGAATCTCGTCATAGCTAAGAGCCTCGGACTCCACATTCTCGACAGCAATCCGGCAGGACCGCATAATCTCACGGAGCCTAGCCTTCTCTGCTACGATGTTAGCATAGAACTTAGCTGTAAGCTCGCTGTAAACGCCGTCAGCTACCGATAGGATACCTGCTATGCCACCGACATCGTCAAGCCCTCTAAGGGACTTCAGGTGCTCTGCAATGGACACCTCGTCAATAGGCTTACTCAGTTGAGCAAGGTCACCTATAGCTTGGAACAGTAATCTAAATCGTAGTACGTAAAAATCCTCGGCCTCCAGTAAAGGACGCACCATATCATATACGGATGCGTCACCTGGGAATAGGCAGGATGCTATTAATTTTCTTTCAGCCTCGGCACTATGTGGCTGGTTCGTCGTCAGTAGGTTTATTTCGTTCATTTTCAAGTAATGCTACCAGAGAACGAAGGACTTGTCCAAGAGAATTATGGGCTACACGATTCACCTCCGACAACCTATAACTATCAATTGAATTATAGATGGAGAGTGATACTTCGGCGGCTTCTTTTATTTTAGTCATTTCGTTGCGGTCTATTTTATTATGTTGGGTCATAAGAATTACTTGCCCCCTACCGAATTGTAAGGGGCAAGCATCTTAGCACAGGGACTTACTCCGACTCTGCTCTTTCGAGCATCCCTATGGCTATCAACGAGTAGCCAATTAGGTCGCGGAATATGTCCTTGGATTGGTCGCCATTAGTAACTACTTTTAGCTGACCGTCGTTACAGAAAGCCTTCGCTCTCTGGAATTTGTCCTGCATCCGAATGCATACACCTGTTAAGGGATGAACACCGAACTCGGAGGAGCCGTCAAAGTTTGCGAAGGGGTTATCGCAGCTTTCGCCTCCTGTGTAATCCGAGCATTTGTGAGCGGTTAGTTCCAAAATGGAACTGACCTCGTCACGCCGGAATGTTTCCCACCAGATCTTATCGAATGAGGACATTCTTAGAATGGGGTGTTGTCATTGGTTGGCGCACTTGCAGCTTTTGGCTCAGATGAACCACCGGCTGCTGCTCCGCCCTCTACTGGGTTAAGGGCCAGGGAGAGGAAGTTAGTACCGCTCTTGGCTGTCTTCTTCCAGCCCTTGAGGTAGTAGTCCTTACCCTCGACATTAATCTTCCCGCTGTAGTCAGGATGATTTGGTTTTTCTTTGCGGTCATTGACGAAGAATGTACCGGAGTTTGTGTTATCGTATTGTGACATAATATTTCTTTCGTTATTGGTTATTGGTTGTTAGCGACATCTTCATCCAGCTTTACAGCACGGATGGTTGTGTCAGGTTGTTCTAGCTTGACGCCCAAGTGTTTAGCAAGTGCGTCGATTTTCTGATTAAGCAATTGGTTCTGCTTATCCAAGAGGTTATTGTGCAGGTGTACTGCTTCAATGTTTTCTTTCATCTCTCCGATGATAGTTTCGTAGTGGTTGTCCAGCATTTGAATGCTTGAGATGACATCTATGATTTCGTTTCGTAAGTCCATATTATTTGTGCGCAACAGAATGTTTCGCTTAGAATCCTTGTGATTGTTTAGTTGTAGGTTTAGGTAGTTTGCTGCCGTGGTCATTAGTAGCATCCGGATCTTTGGTATCGTCAATAGCAAAGAGGCCATTCAGTGCATATTTTCTGGCGTAGGATGAGGCACTGCCAGTAATCTGGGCATCGTCCATACCTTTCTTTGTCTCAGCCTCACGAGCGTAGGCATTAACGTGAATCGAGCTATCACTGCTATCATCTGTGGATGCAATAACGGCGGTTGACTTGACGTATACCCGGCCACCGACCTCAACCATTTCATCGGTGATGACTAAGGTGCAGGCCCACTCAGCCAGCAATGGCTTGACGGATGTAAGGATGTCCTCAGCGGAACGGTAGCGGTAACCACCGAACTTATTAGTCTGTCCCTTCGGTGCTTTCAAAGAGGACTGAATCCCCTGGAGTTTCTTATGTATGTTCATCGTGATTAATTTGGTTTTGTTATTACTCATATGTTTTTTTGGTTAGTTTACGGAACAGCTCTTTACGCTGCTTTTGATTTTTACAGGAATCAAGATCACCTTCACTTGCTCCTAGGTCTTTTAACTCTGTGACTTGTTCAGAGGCTGTCAAGGAATTTCCGAACTTTCTTGTAAGTTGTGTAAGTCCTACGGGATGAAGGACATCGGTCATCTCCTGCTCCAAGTAAGCGGCCATTGCCTCTAAAGTATTTGGCAAATTTTCCTTATCACCCTTGCACATCTTTAAGAAAAAGTTCTCAACCTTTCCTAGAAGACTGTTGGCCTGGCGAGAGATTACACCTCGGACCATTCCGGTCTGGTGGTCGTGATCCAGCACCCAGTCCTGCGTCTTAATGTCCAAGATGGGACAGGAGATTGGCTTGTTAGCCTCCCGGAACTCCTTGATTTGGTTTTGTGATAAGTAAGTCATAGTATTTAATACGGAATCAAAGATAGAAATATACGCTGTTTACCCGATATAATTTTTCCTTGAGTTGAGTTATGATTGGTGGATGAAAATGCTCTGCCTATTCTTCCTGCTTGTTTCCAATTCACTTATCGCCTCACCAGCAGCGATCGAGGTCCTGTCCGCCAGTGGCCTTACGCATTCGATTGCCCAAGCTAGGACTATTTATGCCGACATTGGTGACAGCGTATTCTTCAAGCAAGTAGAGCCATCCGAGGGTATGCTGCTGCTTACTGATAATGGAGTCATAAAGTTCAAGCCGGGTGCTGAAAGTAATCGTGTGGTAGTTGCGGTGGTAAAGAATTACTCATAGCGCATCATAATGAATTAGTAGCCTCATCCTTGAGGGCAGCGATTGCCTGCTTGAGTTGATTGTTCTCCTCCTGTAACCGGAGGTTCTCATTGCGTAGGTAGATGAAGTTCTCCCTTACATCCATAATGATGTCCGCGAGTGGTGGTTCGTCTAGGTTATCTGTCATAATGTTTTTGAGTTGTTTCCGTTTTGGAAATAGTTGGTAGTTGATAATTAGGTAGCTTGAACTGCCGCCGCCATAGTGCGTAGGTTGACTTGTGGATGCCGGACTGATCCGCCGCAGTCTCAAGGGATACACCCTTGTCACGCATTGCGTCAATCTTTTTCACTACCTCGGCCTTCTCCTCGGTGCTGAGTCGATGAGTGATTCGGTTGCAGTTACTGCCAGGGATAAAGTGTCGTGTCCCTGCTGCCGCCTCAATCCTCTCATTGTCCTCAACCTCCTTGGCAATCCGGGCTGCTGCCCATTCCATAAAGCTGCTGTTTGATTCTGCTGTTGTTTCGTACATTCTTCTTATTTAGTTAATTCCTTTGTTGATAGTATTTTTCCTGTGCCTCCTCGCTTGAAGACACAGACACCGCTCTTGTCCGGCATCTTCTTGAGAAGCAGGCGCACTGCTCCTTGTTCATCGTGCGCCCACTTGTAAGTCCTGCCGACGTAGCCCTCTGGCATATCGTCGTGGTGTGTTCTGATCTCGTACTCAGTCATTCAGACGTTGTATCAAGGTAACGAATGCCTTGGCCGCAGTAGCAGGAACTACTCCGTTGCCCAAGAGCCTAAGTCTGTCCACCCTACTGGAAGGCCCATTAGACTTTCCACCCAATCGGGGTTCAGCTTGCCCTGTGCCTTGCCGCAGTGACCCGCGATCTCCTCCTCTAGGTTCGCCTTCTTCCTGTTCGCCAGTTGCTCCCGATTCTCCTCGGTGATTACTGGATGAACTTTGTTGGCTCTTGGTGTCGGCCACTGCTGTGACCCTTGGCTCTTCCCAGTCGTGCTG